AAGGGATCCGATCAGCTCACCACGTACTACAAAAACCTGGAAGAGTTAGGCATGAAGACCAAAAAGTTGGAGCCCATTGCTGCCAAGGTGGGTGCCATTGATATCCAGAACTACATGGCTGAGCTGTGTGGTCAAGCCTTTAAGGCTGCTTGGTTTGTTAAAGCTACGTTGCGGAACAATTAATGGAATTAACTCCTGCAGAACGCGTAAAATTAAACGCTGCAATTCTTCGTTCAACTAAAACGGGTGAACCGCTTTCTTCTGATCTGCAAAGTTTATATAACCGAGCAGCAGAAATAAATCAGGCTCAACTTGCGCAACCTCAATATCCAACGCGTAATGTATCCGATTTAATTTGGGATAAAACAGTTGATACAAGTCAAGGTATTCGTTTTAACAAACCAGGTGGGGCCGTACAGATTGTTCCTCACTCTGGTCCGGCAAGTAGTCTTCCTGTTACGGATTGGGAAGAGCTGTATCCTAAAGTAGTTCCTGTTAATCCAAACGAAGCTGGTTTATTTTCTAGTAATTCAAATCAACCTTTTGGTAGAGAGTTTGATTTTACACAACCACCTGTAAATATTCGTGATACTGAATCAGTACAAGAAAAAGCTAAACGTTTTCTTAATCAATATTTTGAGGGGCAAGATCCAGGGCCAGTAATTAATCCGGCAACAGGAAGGGCTTATGGTAATGAGCTAAAACTACACGATGCAATGCATGACTTTGCCAACGTTGGAAATACGTTGCGTGGCGAGGAACTTATTACGATTGCAGAAAATGTTGGCGCTACACCGCTGGCAGCTCAAAATATTGGCTTAAAAAATTTAACTCAACAAGCGCCGGTATTTACATCTGATCCTTCGCTTGCATATGAAGCAGGGATTGAAGATGCAAAGCGAAATGCACGAATGGGCGGCCGTACTCTTGTGCAACAACGTGGTGCAGCACAAGGAAGTTCTTTGTTTAGGGACGCAAATAATGTTGCTTCTTTCTTGAGTCCTCCAATCAGTCAAGAAGAATTTAATACAATGGCCCAAAGAGGGCAAGAATTTTACGATCAGGTCCAGGCAAATTGGGACGCTTTTAAGAGGGGAGGCAGTGTTGAGTGGTCTGATAAAGATAACTGGCAAGGCAGAACAATACGCTCAGAGGCTGCTAACCAATTCATGAATAATGAATATGGGCCGCCACGGGTAATTACACAACAAATTGCAGGTGGATACAACACTGGTGGGATTCCATATGGCAATCCTCTTTCGTTGATGAATGCTCCTTTAGTGCCTACAGTTGACACTAATTTGTGGCAACAAGAACTCAATAAAGCTGCTGAAATCGCAGCCCCTGCATTAAAAGAAAAAATAACCCAAGAACAAATTACTTATAACTCTCCTGAGCAAATTAAAGCAAGAGCATTAAGCGGTGAATGGGATGTTAAAAAGAATGCTTTGATAAAGCTAATGGGTGAAACAGACCCTGGTTATATAAATTTTGTTCGTCAAAATTATGCAGAACAGGGTTTAGATATTGACTCCCCTGAGTTCCAGCGAGATCGACGCGTTTATGAAGCATTAGCTAAAGCTAATCCTAAAAACTTCCAAATTTTAGAAGACACGTTGGGAGAGCGTCCCTCAACTCCCCAAAGACCTCCTGTAACAAGAGCAACAAATTCACTTCTTGGAAGCTGGACACCTCCTAGTGATCCTGACTTTTTTGAAGACGCCTTAACTTATGCGGATAATTCTATTAGATCTGCAATTGATAAAGCGCGTGGTGTAGGCATGGGAGGTTTTACGTCTGCCGCGCCAATGGATTTTAGAGAAGGCGGTAGAACGTATCTTAACCCCGCAAACTTAGGCGCAAATCCTCAAGGAACAATTCAACGTCCTCAGATGGATAGAGACACTGTGCGCGTTTTAGAAAGCGCTGGTGTTAATTCTTCTGATCTTTTACTTGATATTGCTGCTAAAGCAAAACAAGCAGAAGTATACAACAAAGCTCTACCAAAAATTTCTCAAGCTATAGGGACTGGTTTTAATACTACAACTGATTTAGCAGGTTCTGTTCCATTGTTTGACCCCGCCTTCAGGCAAGCTGTTGAAACCGGCAATCTTCGCAAAGCGGCTCAACAAGTTGCTACCGAATATGCAATTGGAACAGCGGCCGCTCCAGTAGTTGGAGCGGGTGCTGGACTTGCTCAACGTTTAGCACCTGCAACAACTGCTGCTGTTCTTCCAGCAGTTGCTGGTGGTCTTCGTATTGCTAATCCTCTTGCTGTTGTTTCGCAACTAGGCGGTTCAACTAAATTAAATAAGAAAGCAGACGAACAAGCAGCTAAATCACAATTGGCACGGGCAGAAGCTGCTCGTCGTCGGGGAAGTAAATGGAAATTCCCAACCCCATTTGGCACTTTACGTATTCCGGAGTTGGGTATCTCGGAAGCAGGTGGACTATTTTTCCGTTAACTAATCCAATGCTCAAGCCTGTGGCAATTGCAGCATAACGGAATACACTTGCTGATCTCTTCTTCTACTCGGCCCCAGCCGTAGCCATGGTTTACCATGTCTGATATATTGTTATCCTTGTCTCCAACATGGTGAAACTCTAAGACACGGTGATCATCCAACCCACACTTCTCGCATTGCAGAGTCTTCTTGTACTCCAGAAGCTTCTGTCGATTCTTGTTGATACGTTCCTTGGATTGACTCCAGGGCATTCATAACTTTATTGGTGTAATTAATATAACGCTTTTATTCAGATTTGTTATATCGAGATGACAGGGATCGAACCTGTGACCCACTGCTCCCAAAGCAGTTGCGCTACCGCTGCGCTACATCTCGGTAATAGAGCGAGAGTATCCGCCTACGATAATCTACGATGCGGCCTAGGGGACTCTTCGTTTAATACGACGTTCCTTGTCGTACCCTTTTAAATAGGCGAGGAAAAAGCAGATGCACCTTTAAGCCTGATTTAAAATCAAGCGGCTTCATACTTTCTCCCCATTTCCGGTTATCGCTGGAACACTACCTGCACACCGGCAAACTCTGGTAGTGAACGGTCCGTTAAGCTTGCCAAATGGGTCGAGGGCTCAACCGTGGACCAAACGGGCGGGGGTGATCAATCCCCCGGCCTGGAAACCCAGGACTTAGTACGCAGACCAGAGAACTGGCTGCACCCTACCGGCAGAGCAGTAGGGGTGGTGATGGATTAGGTGTGCAAGCAGGGACCTAATCTCTATCAAGAATATCATAAACAAAAAATCCCGGTGTACTAAGCCGGGATCAAAGCTTCCTTACCGCCCTTGCAGCCTTTGGGGCTAGCCTTGAGCACTACGTTGTACGTGGAGGGACGTTTCGACTATTAGTCCCAGAGCGGAATTGCTCTGCTGTCAGAATATCAGTATTTTTTACGGTTTGACTTCTTTGCGGTCTTAGCGGAATCCTTAAATGCTTTGGCCGTAGGCGCACCTTTTTCGCCAGGCTTGCGCATCTTCTCGCCACTACCTTTTGCAATGCGCTCACGCTTGGCATGGATGTTGGCGTATAAACCAGACTTACTCTTTTCCGCCATTGTTTTGTTTACGTTCTTTTAACAGTTTAGCCCACTTACACGGCTTAGCATTCACCGCCCAGTTTTTGGGTGGATTGGGGATTAATTTTTCTAGATCCCAAAAATATTTTTGGAGGCGATCAGCCTCCGTTAATCGATGTTGGTTTTGTTTACCCAAGATCTTGAGGTGACTGTAAATTATTTATTTTAGATTGAGAGCCAAAACGTTGCATAATTTCGTCCATTGATTCAATGCTTTCGCAACGAATTAAAAGGTCTGAAATCGTACTAATAGTTACAGCGTGCTCTGATCGCGCAGCAAATGCAAGTGCATCACGTAAGTGATGTATTGCTTGATTCACTGATTCCTTCACCTGAGTCGAGAGAGACATCTGTGCTTTCGTTGGTTGTTTGGCTAGTATAAACATTGTTGTCATGGGCTTGTTTAGATAACAATAAACTTTTGAGAAGATTATTGTGATTAACAAGAAGAGTTTGATTATCTTCTATTGTCTGAATGTAGTCTGGCAGTTTTTCCATTTAAATAAAATACGGAGAACCTGAATAAACAGTGCGGTTTGCTTCAATTACCCAGGTGGGTTAGAAGAATATTGTACAACCCAATACGGTCGTACCCACGCATGCTGAACTCATAGCAGATGTTGGTGGTGTCGCAGTCCCAGGAATCAGTCCATGGGTTGATGCCGGAGAACCGAGCACCTTCTGCAAATGGCTGGGCGCGATACACGCAGAAACAATTGAAGGTTGATGCCACATCAAGGCGGGGTGGCATCTCAAAAATCCTGGGGCCTTTGAAGATGTCATCTTCTACGGAAAGACGGGTTGCCCAGCTGTCATAAATCCAACGATGGCTTTGGACATCCAGGGGATGCACGCTATATGGCGATGCAATGTCATCATCTGTATAGAAAAGCTGGCTAATTTCCTCTGGATCAAAGTCAATGTCGGGTTCAATAAATACCACCTTGTCGTACCGCTTGAGCCCAACTTCTTTTTCTGCTTTATCCAGGCATTCGTTACGGGCTTCTGCTAAATACTTAACGCGATCTTCGGCACGCACTGAACCAAAGTAAGGCCAGTCCTTTTTGACGCACTGAATCCATACCTCGTTCAATTCAGATTTAAACTCTGGTTCGATCATCCGTAGATAATCAACACTGCCATCATCTGAATCGTTTTCAAAAACGGAAAGGTCAAACGTAATTTCTGGGTTCTCATCCTTGAGACAAAGGATTTGGTCCTTCCATCCAAACAAAAATGGTTCCCGGTTACGAATGATGCTGCAAATCAATACCCGCATTTGTCCATCACCTTAGAAAGTTTTTTGATATCGGCTTCTTTAATAAAATGATTATTGCCGATGTAGAACGAATGGGTGTGCATCCGCTCGCTATTAGGCAAATCAATTAAAGAGTTGTAGTCCTCCATAAAGGGCTGACGTAGGAGGTTGCCCACCAGGAATGGACGGGTTTCAATGCCAATTAACTGGAAAAATTTCTTCAGTTCAGTTGCAATCTTTGAATCTTTGCAATGGAATGGCAGTGTCATGGCGCTGTTTCCATTGGCCTTGGGGAGGGTATCAAACCAGGGGCGGTCAATCATTTCCTCTCGGAACAACGCATAGTTTTTGCTGCGCTGTTCATTCCAGCTGTCAAGCTTTTTCAGTTGGGTGCGCCCCAGGACTGCTCCGGTCTCTACGTTGCGGAAGTTGTACCCCTTGGTGGGAAACAAGAATGTAGGATCAACGTCCGGGTATTTCTCTTGGATGTCTGCGCGATAAGTAGGGAGCATCTCACGCGACAAACCGTGAGAACGTTTGGCGCGCAAGAGGTTATACAGCTTTTTATCTTGGACACAAATCATCCCACCTTCTATGGTGGTCATGTGGTGTCCAAAGTAAAAAGAGAAAGTTGAACCAATGCCGGTATTGCCAACTTTTACATTGGTTTTGGCATCACGGGCACCATGGGATTCGCAGCAGTCCTCAATGATTGCAACGTGAGGCCACAACTCTTTAATCCTCTCCATGTCATTGGAGATGCCAAGAACATGCGTTAAATAAATAACGTCTGGTTGGAGTCCTTTTTGAAAAAGCTGAAGAGCAGACTCGGGAGTAGGACTATAAGTATCGTAATCAATGTCATAAAAATATACATTATGGTTTTGTTGGCAGAATGTTGAAATATTTGTAGCCCAATTAATGGCTGGGGCAAAAATGGTTAGTTGTTTCTTGTCGGGAAAATAGTATTCACGTACCGCATCAAGCAGTAAGAAGTTGGCAACGGAACCGTTAGCTACATACAGGGAATACGGTGCACCCTGCCATTCACTCCATTCGTTTTCAAACTGACGGCACTCGGGACCGTTAGTAAAGCGGTCAGAAGTCAAAACAAATTTTGTCAGCGCTAGCCGCTCTTCCCAACCGATTGTGTTCTTTTGAAGGGGCCAATCAAACACTGAATAAGGCGTCATAACCAACTGTTGTTTTAATGGTTATACTTTAACCACACAGATACGGCAAATGAAACGCGCACTGATCACCGGTATTACTGGCCAAGATGGTTCGTATCTAGCGCAGAACCTAATCAATAAAAATTACAAAGTATGTGGTGTTGTTAGGAACCACACTCAGCCAAACCATCTCAACAAATTGAAATGGGTTTTTGGTGGTGAAATTCCAGACAATGTCCAGATTGAATACTCTGACTTGACTGATGCGCCTTCTTTGACCAGGGTGATTCAGGATTTTGCTCCTGATGAAGTTTACAATTTAGCTGCTCAAAGCCATGTTGGCGTCAGCTTTAAATCTCCTGTTAGCACTGCCACTGCAAATGCTATTGGTGTCATGAATGTTTTGGAGGCATGCCGGGCCGGGTATGCAAATCCACGGTTTTATCAGGCATCAACCTCTGAGATGTTTGGGAAAGTCCAATCGTTTCCGCAAAATGAAGAAACTGGTTTCTATCCCAGGAGTCCGTATGGTGTCGCCAAGCTTTTTGGTTATTGGCTGACAGTCAATTACCGCGAGAGCTACGACATGTTCGGAGCTAATGGAATCCTTTTCAATCATGAAAGCCCAATCCGTGGTGATAATTTTGTAACTAAAAAAATTACTAAAGGATTAGTTTCTATTATTAAAGGTAAACTTCCTGTTCTTGAATTGGGAAATTTGGAGGCTAAGCGTGACTGGGGTCATGCCAAAGATTATGTTGATGCCATGCGTTTAATCTTGCAGCAGCCAATACCTAAAGACTATGTTATTGCAAGTGGTGTTCAGCACAGTGTTCGACAATTCTGTGAAATTGCAGCTGATCATTTAGATCTTGGTTTGGAATGGCGTGGGGAAGGCGTCAATGAAACTGGGTATAGTACCAAGTTGGATAAAACCGTGATTGTTATTAACCCAGAGTTTTATCGTCCAGCTGAAGTTGACACTCTCCTTGGAGACTGCACTAAAGCATATTGGGAGCTTGGTTGGGAACCGCGTATTACTTTTGAAGATATGGTAAAAGAAATGATTACTTATGATTTGGCTACTGTTTAAAGATCAACACGTAAATAAAGCTCGCCTTCTTGGAGTAATTTTTCTTCGAAGGCGGCTGCATCTACTGCATTAATATCATCGAATGCAACACCATTTCGGCTGCGGTTGTCCAGCTTGATAAAGGTTTTGAGATCAAGGCTGGGATCACAGTAGTAAAAACGAGTAATGCTGCAAGCCATACTAAGAATATTTTCCAATTGATTTTAATGCAGGTCCAAATTATCTGCATTAAAACTGTTTTGCAACTCCACCATCCTTTAATTGAAAGCCAGGTGCGTGTTAACGGATCCAATGGGGGATTAGCTCAATAACGACTGTGGTGAGCATAGCCAACAAAATAGCCAAGACAATAAACTTGAATTCGCGCATTCTTAGTTTTATACCTGCTACATTATAGCTAATATACAAAACCTGTTAATGGTTGCTAAACTGAATACATCAGATCCTTGGATCCACGCCAAGGACGAGCAACCAGAAGTAATGCGGTCGATTAATCGGACCGCAGCCAGAATTACACTTAACGGAAAACGTCACTATACAACTCCGTTACCCACTGGACCTGCACCGTCCGTAACCACTATCATCAGTGAGACAGCTTCCGAAGCAAACAAGCGGAAGCTTGAAATGTGGTCGAAAGCAAATCCAGGTGTTAAAGAAGCTGCTGCCGAACGTGGTACAGCAATCCACTACGGCATGGAGCAATACCTCAAGGGGAACAAAAATCCGGAAATTAAAAATGAATACGCGGATTTTTGGGCGGGCATGCCATCAATACTGGACCAGTTCCAGGAGGTCCTTTGGGCGGAATCACCGATACTTGACAAGTTTGATTTTACTGTCGGTGCTGATGACGTGGCTCGTGTGTGGGGTTGCGATGATGAAGGACGTGCCTGGGCTGGTGCTCCTGACATCATTGCTGTGGCTAACAATAAGCTTACTCTTGCTGACTTAAAAACTAGCGTCAAACCATACAGTCGTAAATGGCCTAAAGACCTAGAGAAAGGATCGCCTGAATGGCGTGACCTCCTTGGTGGTCATATGAAATTTAAAAAAACTTGTAAGCAACTCGCTGCGTATGACATTGCTATCGAGCAGACTCTTGGCATGAAAGTACAACAGGCGGCGATCTTAGTGTCGACGCCTGTTCGTACTCAAGTTTTTAAGATCTCCAGGCGTTTCTTGGATTCTTTGAGAGAAGATTGGCTCAAGATCGTAGCCGAATACTATTCTCAAATTGAGAACTGCAACGTTTACGACCCGGATTTAATTTAACCAATTCCAATATTTGGACGGGTGCCAATTCCAACTGATCTGGGTGTCATGCCATAACTAGGTGCTGCGCGTCCAGGGGTTGGTTTGGTTTTGGGAACAGTCCGAGTAGGTCGTGCGTTTGGTGTAGTTTTTGTTTCAGGAACAGTCCGAGTAGGCCGTGCGTTTGGGGTTGGTTTGGTTTTAGGTGGATTGGTAGCGTTTCTGTCGGCTTTTTTTGTCACATCACGCGACCATTTTTCTGCAGCTTTATGGCTTTGTTTTGGACTAACAGAAGAAGAGGTTTCTTGTTTGCGTTGTTTAGTTCGCTCACCCTTCATTGATGCTTTATCTTGTTTGTCTTGACGGCTTGCAGGTTTGGGCATGTTCCCTTTACCTGCCTTGTCAACTGCGCCTTTGACTGGTTTTTGACGCCCCGCGTCGGTACGAGTACTCTTCATAGTTTTAATATCTATAAACTAATTATATCTAAAAAAACATTATGTTCGATCCTCTGTTTAAACAATTAATTGATGCTGTAGTCAAATGGTGGAAACGCATTTGGTTTGAAGCAAAACTTAAGGCCAGACTTGATATGATCGAATTGGAAAATCGAATCCAAGCTGAGATTGAGCTTGAAAAACAAAACAAACCAATCTACAGAGAACATCCGATTGATCCAGTGCTCCAAACAGGTGAATCCCGAAAGCTTGGGGGAGCAATGCAGTTGACAGCGCTTTGGTATAAAGATGACCAAACAGCAGATCAACAAACTGGAGAACCGTAAGCGACACGCTTGGGACGTGGCGCATCAGGTGGTTTTAACCGCAGGAGGAGATGTACTGCAGGTTTACGAAGAATTGATGAAATATTTTGAAACTATTGATCCAATTAATGAGTCGCATAAGACTTAGTAATCTTTGGAAAGTTGTAATGGGTCTTCTGGGTTGGTCGCCGTAGGATAAGAAAACATCAAGTCAAGCCCTCACCATGGACATCAATGTCGCAATGGGTGAGTGGATAAATAGTCTCATGAGTCGCATGTCAAATGCGGCGGATGGGGATTGTTTTTATCTGCCCACTGACATGCATCTTCACGCTTTTTATTTATTAAAAGAGACGGCGTTTGCAGATAAAAACTTTAAAGTAGAAGTTCGATCGGAAACCCAGGCATGACCAATATCAACCAACAAGCACTCAAGCCTGGCGAAATTAAGCTCAACTACATTCCCATTGATTGGCCCCTCACTCCACTGGGTCCAAACAAAGATCCATACATCGCAGGTTGGCAAAATAAACCCTATAGCCCCCAGGAGATCGAGAGTGAAGTGCTTGCAGGGCGTTGTAAAGCTGTAGGTCTGCTCGGTGGTCCTGTCTACAACCATCCCTATGGTTTGGTTTGGGTTGATGTTGACGGTCTCACCGTCTACCAACTTATCGAGGAACTTGCTGAACTCCCCTTTTCTGAAGCACTGCCTCCAACACTGACCATTCTCAGCGGTAAAGAGGGGCGTGAGCGGAAGCTATACCGTCTATCTCGGGAGCAGCACAAGCACTTTGTCCGCAACAAATACACCTGGCACGCGGAAGGAGCAAAAGAAAAACTAGAGATTCTCTGGAAACGGCACCAAGGTGTGCTAATGGGTCTGCACCCGGAGACAGAAGGCTACTTCACCGCTCTAGATCAAGGGTTTGAATGGATCCAGGGATTGCCTGAATTCCCGGATTGGTTGCTGAATGCCATTGTTCAGAAAAATGTCAAGCACGGTGTTCCAGCAAAAGAAACTACTCGCATCGTTGGTCCATCCTTTGCAATCAACGCAGAGATTGATTTAGAACGCGACATGCAACTGGCCCTGGAGGCCATGTGGGGCATGCCGCCAGAAGCAACAGATGACTACGACATCTGGATCACAGTCGGCCAATCGCTCCATTCACTGGACGAAAGCCTACTCGATCAATGGGATCAATGGTCTCAACAAAGCGATAAATATCGGGACGGTGAGTGTCAACGGCGGTGGCGTTCCTTCTCAAAAGGCGGTGGCCGTGGCGTCGGTTCTCTTATTCACGTTGCTAAAGAAAACGGATGGAAGCCATCGGAAAACCATAAGGCAATGAACGTTGATGATGGCGTACTTGATCACGTATCCAAACTATTAAACGAACTGGAAGAAGATTTAGGTATGAAACAATCCAACATTAATGTATTAGACGCAGCTCCAAAAACGCGTTGGACTGCAACTGCTCAGAGCGGCAAGAATAAAAAGAAAGATGAAAAACCTCGTAATCCTTCCTACGACGTAATCGCTGACATCCTGCTGCAGGACTACCAGGGTAACCTGCGTTACAGCCAGTCGCATGGCGCTTTCTTCATGTATGAATACCAGCGGAAGGGACTGTGGTCACAGCTGTCGGAATACGAAGTAAAGGGCGACATTAAAGGCAGATTAGAAGCCATCAAAAAAGGGCTGCTTCACAGTGGATATTCCATGAAGCTGATCTCCGATGTTATGGAACAACTGCGAATTTCCACCATCTTTGATGACTGGTATGAAGGTAACGATTTCTTGCTATTCACCAACGGAATCCTAAAGGTTGAGACGCGGGAGCTGCTTCCGTTTGACCGGGAGATGCACATCACGCAACAACTGCCTTATGAATACGATCCTTACGCAACTTGTGAGCCGATCATTAAGTGGCTGAAGTCCACACAAAATGACAGCTGGGGTCGGGTCCAGGTGTTGCGAGCATGGCTGCGGGCAGTGCTGATGAGTAACTCCAACATCCAAAAGTTTGTTGAGATTGTGGGTCCAGGTAAGTCTGGTAAATCAACCTACAGCAACCTTGCTCATGCACTGGTTGGTGATGACAACGCCATGATTTCTTCATTGGAACATCTGGAAAAGAACCGTTTTGAAACCGCCAACCTTTATAAGAAAAAGCTTCTGCTCTTCAATGATGTAGAACGTTATGGCGGCTCAGTCTCAGTCTTGAAAGCAATCACCGGTCGTGACCTGATTCGTAACGAGCGCAAGTTCCAAGCGGGTAGCCAGAAGCCATTTAAGTTCAATGGTTTGGTTATGATCACGGCCAACGAACCAATCCAGACCACCGACCCAACCTCAGGTCTTGCCCGTCGTCGTCTCACCATTCCATTCGATCAACCATTCACCGGTAGTTCTGCTGAGCAACGCACCCTTATTGATATGGATGATCGCGGTCATCCCTTTGGTGAATTTGCTGCTTTGCTCCCAGGTCTGGTGAACTGGGTTCTGGATATGCCAGAGGCTGAGATGCGTGAATACCTCATGGAGACTAATGAAAAAGTTGACTTCTTTGCCAAGCATCACAAGGAGCAAATCCTTAAGTCCAACCAAATCCTTGATTGGATGCAGCATTGTGTTGTGTTTGATCCAGGTATTGCTACTCCTGTGGGTCTTGCAAAACATGCGCCCGGCGGTGTCTCCAACCTCTACATCAACTGGGATAAGTGGTTGTATGCCAGCTACTGCGAATTCTCACGTGGTTCAAACAGCAACATCCTTGGTCGCAGCCGGTTTGAATCCCTCCTGATGGACGTATGTGTACATCAACTCAAGTTGAATGTTTATCAATTCAAAAACAGTCGCGGTATGCGTGTCGTCAACATTGCACTTCGGGCCTCTGGTCCCAAATACGAGCAGTATCCGTCCCTTGTGGAAGTTGGTTTAAACAAAGAAGAATGGCGCACTTTCTACGGTGATGTAATTGACAAAACACCTAATGCGACAATGGAAGAGGTAGCAGAAGAACTGTGAGCAACGGGCGGCACCTCATCCTTGATCTCTACGACTGTGATCAAGAATTGCTAGACAACTACGATGAGTTAGAACGCCTGCTCCAGGTGGCGCTTAATATGGCAGGCGCCAAAATCTTACGAATCTTTGGTGAAAAATTTCAGCCGCAAGGGGTAACCCTTCTTGCACTATTGGCTGAATCACATGCATCTATTCATACATGGCCTGAGTTGGGCTATGTTGCTATAGATCTTTATACCTGTGGTGATACAACTAACACGCACAGAGCAGCTGAATTCTTGAAAAAAAAATTAAAAGCAAAACAATCTAAGGAAAAAGAATTGGTACGGTCTATAACTCCTTGATAATTTGTATACTATTTTCAGTCAACAAACAATTAAATGACTGAAAATAAACCCAAGCTTTTGTGGGTCGGTGACATTGTTGCCACCACTGGTTTTGCACGTGTTACTGAAAACGTACTGAGTCGTCTAAAAGATCGGTATGAAATCCATGTGCTTGGGTGCAACTGGCATGGCGATTACACACCACTGCAGCAAGAGTACTTCATGTACCCAGCTGCCAACATGTATCAGAACCAGCCTTTTGGCGAAGCGCGTATCCGTGAAATCACTGAACGCGTACGGCCCAATGTGATCTTCACGATTAATGACTGCTGGATCATCAATAACCAGTGGAATCAAATTAAAGACCTAAAGCAGGAAATTGGTTTTAAATTTGTTGGCTACTATCCAATGGACTCTTACGGGTGGTACGGCTGCCTGACGGAGACCATGCACGAATGGGACGCAGCTGTTTGCTATACGAAATTTGGTGCAGAAGAAACCTTAAGCGCAGGAGTTGATAAGCCCATCTGGGTAGTACCTCATGGTGTCACCGCTGGTCAGTTCTATCCCAAGGACAAAACAGTATGTCGCAAAGAACTGAATTTGGATCCTGATGACTTCATTGTTTTTAACGGGAATCGCAACCAGTTCCGTAAACGTATTGACTTAACCATTTCGGCGTTTGCCAAATTTGCAGTTGGTCGACCGGACGCCAAGCTTTACTTGCATATGGGGCAAAAAGACCAGGGTTGGGACATCATGCCTCTCTTCCATCGAGAAATGAGCCGTCAAGGTCTGGATGCCAATAACCGCATCATCATGACAACGCCTACTCCCCATGGACCCTCTGTGCCCGTAGATCTTCTTAACACCATCTACAACGTGGCTGACGTGGGCGTCAACACCTGTAAAGGAGAAGGTTGGGGCCTGGTTAACTTCGAACATGCAGCCTGTCGTGTGGCCCAGGTGGTTCCTGATCACACCTCCTGTAAAGAAATCTTTGAAGGTTGCGGTCCTCTGATTCGTAACCTCCACGCTGATGTTGACACCAACTTCGGTCGCATCATGCCCTGCCCGGATGACAACCATCTGGCTGACATTCTTGCAGAGCTTTACGAAAACCGAGACAAACTTGATGACGTGGCGCAGAAATGTTACGACCGCGTCACTGATTCTTGCTTCAACTGGGACGCCGTTGCATCTGATTTTAATGAGGTGTTCCAAGAGGTGTTAGCCAAAAAAGAAGAGCCTCAGATCAAGACCAGCAAGCGGAAGAAACAACGCAAAGAAGCTGAGAATAAGGAGTTGACCGAGGTGACTGCATGACCTATGCGGAGGAGAGACCCTGGGGTTGGTTTGAAACGCTTGTGTCGGGAACGACGTACAAGGTTAAGTTGATCTCAGTTAAGCCTCAATCGAGACTCAGTCTTCAGAGGCATGAGCACCGCTCGGAACACTGGGTGGTAGTAACAGGTACGGGCGTGATCACCGTAGAAGACGCGGAAATCCTCGCCTCCCCCGGCACCACTGCTTTCATCCCCGTTGGTGCCGTTCACCGGCTGGAGGCTAGTGATTCGGAACTCGTGCTGGTTGAGGTCCAGAGGGGGGTCAAGTTGTATGAGGAGGACATCACCCGCTTGAGTGATGACTACGGCCGGAAATAAAGCTAAGGTTTGCGCGGAGACGATCGAGGGGAGGGGGCTGCGCCAGTCAGCCTCCTTTTTTTGTGCATTGAAATCCCCTTTTTTTACGCATTGAATCTCATGTTGAGACTTGGATGAGGTGCGTAGGAACAGAGAATAGAAGGTCGCCTACTCCCCCCCTAAGGCGAATGACACTATGGTTAAAGGGTGTAATGTCTAAAAGTTCGGGAAGAAAGCAAAGAGAAATAAAGTACGTACACTTTGGTCAAGCGGCGTCATTTAACTGTATATAAAGAGTAAAATTAAGCATTCTTAGTTTTTTCTGCACGCTTGACCTGCCCTGGCAGCTCCATTACTATGTTTTTCAGCTCCATCGTCCTCCAAATGTCCCGCAACCACAAGGAAATGCCCCCCTTCTGGCGCGTCCAAGAGTTGCTGCAGCTATCGGACAAGTACCCCAGTGGTCTGGAGTGGCGTATCAAGAAGGCATGCAACCCCGCTGGTAGCCAGGCGGGTCGCCTTAACAAGGTCAGCGGTTATTACATGGTTTGCATCGACAACGTGGTCTACCTCGCACACCGTGTGGTGTACTACTTACGTACTGGTACTGACCCAATCAACATGGACATAGTACATAAATACTCCAATAAAGACAAAGACAACAGGAAAGAACTACAAACAAACAAAAAATATGCAAAAAAGGAAAAAATTAAAAATGTTTACCCGCAGGCTTTATTTCCTTAGCCATGGCAAACCTCCATCGGTCGGAACGAAAGCTTTTTGAGACTGTTGCTTTCCGTTTCGTACCAGGCATTGACGCCCTTGATAATAAGTCTCTTGAGACGCATGGGTACTACAAGGGTTTTGTTTGTCCACACGGTCATGTGATCCGGGATCTTGCGGAGCACTGGTGTTACCACTGCGTTCATAAGATCCAGTCCAATATTTGTGGCTTTGACATCAACTACATTCACGTTGAGTACAAGGCCAAATACCACAAGATTTGGCATCAAATAGAAATTGGTGAGTCGGATGAGTGCTGGAGTATCAATACCCCTGGCGCTTATTCCCCTAAACGTGTCTGCGTTCCTTCCTACCGTTCTGCTTACAGTCACCAAAAGTCTGAGAACTTAAGTTTCCATAAGGCGTTATACAACTGTGCCTGGGGGGACGTGGGGGCAATGGTGGTGACACGACTATGCGGGAACCCCAGATGCGGCAACCCTCTTCACTTAGTCTCCAGCTGGAATAAAGCGTTCCCTCCAGGAGCAGTCCATCCATTTGAACTTGAGTTTCAGGCTGAAAAACTTATGGCCTACGGACAACATAAAGACAATCCCCTGGTATTTAATCACACATTTCGTAACGCTATTACATTTCCAAAAGGCACAGAAATACCAGACGAGTAGAATGTCTTTAAAAGTTTACAAAATATAAATGGCGCATCAAAATCCTCAACGACAGAGGACGCAAGATAGTCCATTAAATATGGGACAATTTAGTCAATTGTCAATACGTAATTTAAAAGGAAGTTTAGGGCCCAAAAACCTGGTCGTTGGGCGTCGTGATACAAATCAAACTTCTAATGGTGGTTACGGCGGTGGCGCCTATAATCATTGGTTTAGTTTTACAATTACCGCTAAAGCATGGATTATTATTGCCAAGGGCGGAGCAAAGCCTAAATACATCAACACATCTGTGTATGATCTAAACCTTGTTCCTATTCAAGGACGCGGAATTTTTCAAGACGACAGTATTACAACAACCATCAATGGTGATGTATACAACCCATATGTTGGGCATGTAATGAATGCACAATCTGATTTGTATAACACTTTTGATCCAAATAGATTAGATAAAGGCGATGAAAGATACTATCCCCTCAATCCAGGGACTTATTTATTATGTGTTTCAACAACACGCAATGAACCAATTGAGTATGAAATTGGAGTAATTATTGAATTTCCAACCGCTGATTTTGAGTTATTATTGGAAGATTTTACATATATCTTGTTAGAAAATAATGATTTAATAGAAGATGATCACTCCAATTCCTACGAAGGTCAGGATTCTCACGATCATTCTTTAAGTGAGTGGGAAGAAGCATGGCGGCGAGAGCACCAGGCTGATGATCGGTTTCCCGTTTTTCTTGTACCTTTTGCAACAGTGCCGTGATTAAGTTTTACAATTGGTTTGTTTGTAAATTATCTAAGCGTTTTTGTCTTGACACACCAAGTCCCGCCAAAGCATTTAAATCTTACTGCGATTTAAATCCCTGGGAACGCGCCTGCCGCATTTATGAAGATTGAAAAATTTTTAACAGAAAGGAATAGAATAAAAAAAGATCAAGAGATGACTTATGCACGATTTAAATCGTTATTTAGAAGTAGCCCTGGCTATTCATGCGGCATGTTCTGCTATTTGTGCGCTTACCCCTACGCCCAAGGATGACGTTGCAGTTCGCAAACTGTATCGTCTTATTGAAATCTGTGGTTTGGTAATCGGCCGCGCTAAGCAACGCTAATCAGGTAACGCCTGAAACCAAAAACAAACGCCGTTGTTGCGTTCAACCCAATCCCTTGTTGCGTACGCTTGCTCTTTGGGCAGTGTTACGCATTTTTTTTCGTTACCAACTTCATAACATACGTTCACACGTATGTAAGGCTCCTTGTATCTTTTCATCTAATAATCCCATCGCACTCTTGGCTTTCCTTCCCGCATGCCTAAATGCACAAATCCTTTAGGCGCACCATAACCAACTGAGTAAGGCCAATTTTTATCGCACCAGTCTTGCACTTTATAGATATCTACTCCTTCAATGTAGAAATCAACAGCTCCTTTGGAGGGTGCACTATAAGTATGCTCACTATTTTTAGCACCTCCTACTTGGGTATTAATAGGCTCTGGGCGTGATGCACTGGTAATAGCCAATGGTTTATTACCAAATGCAGACCTAACTTTCTCAAGAAATTTGCACAACTCCAGGGCTGTATCGCATTGATACTGTTTGTTAAAACGACGCGCTTCTTGGTTGAGCGTTAACTCACCATAGCTTATGTGTGGTGTCACTTTATAAGTGAAAGGGCTCCAAGGATTAAATTTTAATTTTTCAACAGGTTTAGACGTTGGCTCAATAGGTTTATTGCCAGCAGTGCCAAGCTGCCGGTCCATGATCTGAATTAATTTTGTACTGTAGTCAGGATCAGTTGCATATTTTTCTTTTACTAATAACTCAGCACATTGATTGCGAGTAGTGGCTCGATTAACGCCCTGGTAAACACTAAAATCTTTGTACCAGCGGTCAACAAGATAATAAATGCAAGTCTTTAAGTCAGGGAAATCAATAAAACCTGCATTGATTGTAACCCACTGATTATTAAGAAATTCCTGAGTATTAACATTAGTCCCAGATCCTTTTAATCCAAACGCATTCCATTTGCCTGAAAAATGTTGGCCCCAACCAGACTCTAATGCCCATTGCGCTGCAACAACTTCTGGAAATTTTGCCCCTGCTTCTTTGGCTGCAGCCTGCACCCCATCCCAAGAATTTTCAATTTGTACTGCAGGTTTTACTTCTGTGCGGTACTTACTTGCAAACGTATTCAGTTGTTCTGCTGTTAATTGATCCTGCAGCCATTCCCAAGCTTCTCGCTGATGCGGAAGCTCTTTGTAGTACTTAACCGCATCAATGAGTTGTATGGTCATCTTTACTCAACTGGTGCAGGAGGAATGGGTTGTGGCTGGGAAGGATCAGGTGGCCAGACGGGGTAGTCAGGGCCAGTGATGTAGGCAGCTAGTTCATCTGTCGTTGTGGTGGCGTTGATTTCAAATACTTTGCTACCTGCTGCCAAGCGTACGTTTTCACGCCAGGTCTTCCAGGTTGGATCTGCTGGTACACCGTTATCTGCTTCCCGCACGATCATCCAATCACTTGGCAAAAGCAAAGAGTTGGCAGTTTGACGTGTTTGGTTAGACCATTGCTCCACAAGTTGAGCGTGGTCTTTAGGAATCAAATTACCTTCTGAATCGTATCCCCAGTAGAAACGCTGATCCCAAGTTGGAGGGTCAGGTGACTCCTGAATTCCAATTGCTTCTTTTTCTTCTAACGTACTTAAACGCAGCCAATTCGCTGGGTACTGAATACCATCATGTGTAAACGGAGTATCAGGCGATAAAGGCCGACCGTCAAGAATAAACATATTTATAAAACCATTTTCTTTATTTTAACGTACTTTCCTCTTGACTACCACCTGCCGCCGTGGTACTGTCATCCTTTCATTTCAATTCATGACAACCCTACAGCAAGCTTGGGCGCAGTTTAAGCGAGAGCGTTCGATCACCCTTTGTCCAACCAGCCTTACGTCTGATTATATTGAAGCTCAAATTCCTGTGGCCCAAGTAGCAGCCTGGGCTGGAAATAGTTCAGAGGTTATTTGGAAACATTATTGTAATGTGACCCAGGAATATGAAATGCCTACTCTCTGAGCTGACTACACGTGTTCACTACTAGCGGGCGCGGGCGTATTGGAAGGGCGATTCGGCAAAACTACAGTAAATGTATGTGGCGCCAGAGCTGTTAAGGGTTGCGTTGGAAGATCTAACCTTGAAGCCATTAGAAACAATATCAAAACGGTCAACAGCATATTCACCGGTTGAATCATCTGGACGCAATTCATTTCCCATCACGTTATAACCAGTCCGTGCTGTGTCGTGAAGAATCCAAGCTCCAGTAGTGCTAGAGCACTTCACCAATAACCACCGGCTTCTGTGTCCGGTGAAAACAAACGGACCATCCGTGCTGCCATTGCCGGTATAGCTGCCAAAAGAAGAGTACCCGGCTACTGGGGCGAAGCAGTAGGCAACGCATTTCTCGCCATTACCATTAGCAGTCTCATTGCTAAAGGTTCCAGCCTTTGCCGCAAACGTTGTGCTGTTTAGGTTGTTAATGACTCCCCTGCTGAGCGCACTGCTATCCATAGAGGCGTTGGTGCTATTGAGTGCAACAACAGAGCCGTTTGCAATACTTGTATGAGCTACAGCCCACCAAGTGTTTGAGTTGTCCCGGTTCTTGACAATCACCATTCCAGGTTTCACGTTTAGGCCGTGCCCTATGGTTGCGCCATCAACGCCACTTCCGGTATAGGTGACCACCGAGAACCCCGCACTGGGATTAGCCCTCACACTAGAAGTGACGTGGACTACGAGAGGTGAGCGCCATTCAGCGCATCCCAAAACGTGTCACGGAGACACTCTTGGTACGCGGCGCAATCTCCGCCACGGATAACGGCAGGCCAGTATTCCAGAGCGAGTTCAAGAGCGAACCAGCCCCACAGGAATGAATGATCTCTGATGCTATTCATGAGCTGGTGAGGTTATGCGTAAGGTCACTAGTGAGGTTAGTGAAGGTGACTACTGCTTACCACCACCAATAACTGGAACCACGCCGATAGGGAAGACCGACGCAGACCCAGAGCATTGGGAAGGTGATGGCAGCAACCATCAGTAGTGCCGCAATCAAGTAGTGCATTTTAGTGAGTAGGTCTTAGATGCCTGCCGCAGTTAGACGACCTTCCAGATCTTCAATCTTCTGGAGGGCTTCCTGCAGCGCAGCCGTCAGCAGGGGCACCAGCTTGGACTGGTCGATGCCTTGGTAGACGGGGTTGCCGTCGTCATCTACGGCATCCTTTTCGCCGGTTACGCACTCAGGTACAACGGCTTGTGCTTCGTGAGCAAGGAAGCCATCAACCGTGATGTCAGGATCAGCGATGAAGTTGAAGCGGCGAACCTGAAGCTGGTTAAGACGATCAGCAGCGCCAGTTAGCGGAACAACGTTTTCCTTGAGGCGGTAGTCGGATGAGGTGTTGTAGGCGGTTGCTGTTGTAGTAACGGAGATTGTGCCGACTCGGACTGCACCAGGTTGGTTCCTAAAGATGTCGATAATCGTGCCATCACTACCGCGACCAATTTTCAGTGCTGTAGCTGAAGCATTGTAGTAAGAAAGAGCACTGCTATTTGCGCCTGGACCTGCAGCAAGAACGCCACTAGCCGAATCGCCAATAGGATCTAATGTTCCACCGCCAATCAGTACGGCGCCATCCTGCGTAATCCTCATCCGCTCCGTTGGAAAAGAAGCGCCATCCGCAGTAGTGGAGAACACTAACCTCGATGGAAAATCATTACTTCCGGTGGAGCCGTCAACTACTGCTTGAATCGTTGCATAAATGTCTTGGCTGCTATCGGAGAACCTAATTTGCCCAAGGACATCACCCGTTGTGATTGTTCCAGTAGCTTTGCCAGAACGCAACAGAATTGACCCGCCATTTGTTGTGCCGCTTGAATCGGCTTGCACCTGCAGGAAATCACCGCGAGAAGTCGAAGACGTGCCAACTAAAAAACGACCCGATGTATCAATCCGCGCTTTCTCACTTGCCTGTATTTGGAACGAAACTGCGTGATTGGAGCGCGTTCCAATAAAACAGGTGCTGGATGCTGAGTACGGATTAATTTCTCCAGTTACAGTCCCGTCAGAAACGGAAAGCATTGCCTGTGGGCTAGTAGTGCCAATCCCTACGTTGCCGGAGGTATCTATAGTAAACACACTGCGAGTAAGTGCGGACGAATAAAAACCAAAATCTTTAGTGCCGTTGCCTTGTGAATCTTGTAAAATTAGCCAGTCATCATTTAAGGAAATTGCGGCTCGTCTAGATGTGGCATGCGCTGTAGCAAGAATCCTTAATGCAACGGGAAATTGAGCCGTCTCTCCGCCTATATCAAGTTTGTAACCAGGGTTACTAGTCCCCACACCTACCCGGTTATTCGTTGCATCAACGTAGAGCGTATTGCTGTCGATATTGATGTTGCCGCTGGAATCAATCAGCAGACGCTGCGTACCATTAGTGGCGAGGGCTAGTTGATCTGCGCCGGGGGAGTAGATGCCGGTGTTTGGATCTCCAGTAAACGTCAGCGACGGCGCGCCAGCCGTACCAGTCGGAACACTAAAACGCTCGCTGCTTGTCCACGCATCAGTGGCGTCGATCCAGTTAATCGTCTTATCGGTGGTGCCTTTCAGCGTGATGCCGCCACCGTCTGCCGTTGTATCGGTCGGTGTTGTCACCTGACCGATGATCACATTCTTATCCTCGACAATCAGATTCTGAGTATCGATTGTCGTTGTGGTGCCGTTAACCGTTAAATTGCCTTGGATCGTGACAGCCGCATCAAACGTGGCCGCACCCGTCACGTCCAGCGTGCCAGGGATATCGACGTTGCTTGTCCATTCCACATCTGTGCCATTGGCTGCGGTCTGCAGCAGCTGCCGGGCACTGCCATCAGCCAACCGCGATACCGGGATCTCAGCTCCTAAACCGCTGATATAGGCGAGCGATGTCCACGCGGTGCTGCCATCACCCACCTTCCAATATCCAGTGTCTGATTCAATCCCGATCTCACCAGCCAGCAGCGTTGGATTTTCAGCTGTCCAGTTGGCGGCACTGTCGCGACGTTGCTTTTGCAGGGCTGAAAGCGTAATGCTCATCTGGATGCACCGGAATTGATTACATAATTGCGTGCCGGCGTAGCGGACGCAGCACCTGCATCAAGGATATAGGTGCGGGCTGGACTGGCAGCAGCGCCACCAGCATCGAAGATCAAATCTGAGAAATCAATCGCATAGGTTGTCAGTTCAACCTCAACGCTCCATAGATCGCAGGATCCATCCGTGATCACCGGAGCGCTGGCGTAGCGCCATGCGTAATCGCTCAGCAGCGGCACCGGCGGCGTTGTGTAGCCGTTCCACACCTCAGCCGAAAGGTAGAAAATGCCGTAGCTGCCATCTTGCGCGAGATAGTGCGCTTTGATCAGGTTGAGATCAGCCTCGCTGATGTTGTTGAAGGCCAACTGCAGGGTTTGCTCTACGCGACGATTGCCTTGTCTATAGCTCACCGTGCTGCCGGATAGTGCAATCTGCTGCACCTGCGGCACGTTGCCGGGCACGTAGGTGCGAGCTGATGGGATGAGAGCAGGGAATGCCATGGCTAGATCGGCACCGTTTCCAGTTCAACCGTGAGGTTGTAGCGCCGTGGCGATGCAATGCTCACATCAAAGGCGCCCGCATATCGCCACTTATAACTAGCGGCACTAACAGGCGGCGTTGTGTAGCCACCCCACACGGCAGCTGATACATCAAATGGAATCAAGCTGCCTTCCTGTCCGGCATAGTGATCGAGGATCTGCTGCGCTTCAGATTCAGCCAAATATTCGTAGCCAAGCGTCAACCGTTGCGCGACATACGCTGAGCCCTGCTTAAAGCGCACCTCACCGCCGCTGGTTCCTTTGTAAACCTGTTGCGGAATATCGCCCAAGCTGAGCGATCTAGTACGCGGTGCTAGCGAGGGAAAGGTTGCCATCAGACGACTGTGAAGCTGCCGCTGAGCACTTCACTGCTGATGATAGGCACGGTACTGCCGTTGACCGGGAACTGCGTTGCCTCAATGGTGGTGGTTCCGTCAGTGTTGTGATCGATGGATGTGATTTGGTAATACTCCGTCTCGGTGCGGTTGTCGCCTGCGCTGCTGATCCGTTGCTTTTGCACCCGGATGATATTGGTAGGGATCAATCCGGTGGTATTAAGCGTCGTTTCAAACTCAATCGAATGCACTGAGTAGCGGCGCCGTGCCAGGAAGTGCTTGGCGTAGATGATCGCATGATTGCGGTTTGAGCAGAAGTCCGACATATCGAACTGCTCAACCGGAGCATCCAGGCTCACGCCGCTGTAACGCACCTGCACGCTTTGCTGTGTGCCGATAGCGTCCGGATCATTCTTGCGGAACAGCACAGCAACGTTTACATCAGACTTCTCTGCTGCACTGACGTAGGTTTTGCTGAAGCTGCCAGGCAGAATCTCATCTTCCGTAAACGTGGCCGCAGGCGTCAGCGTTGCTGTGCTGATCTGCTGGCTGCCATTAAGCGGCAACACCGAAGCAAAACGATATTGCCCGCCAGTTGAAATGAATGACAACAGGAAAAACGGCGCAGTTTCTGCGATCAGTTCAATGATGTTGACCGATTCGGAAATGATGCCGTTGAACTGCAGGCTGTAGTTATTGCAGAACGTCGCCAGCGATGGCATGTTCGTGGTCAGGATTGGTCGGGATACATCAGGTGTTGTGCCAGCCGTCTGCCGTTTGAAGCTGGTGAACAGATACATAGCCAGATCCACTAGCTGGTTGCTGGCACCTTGCGTGCTACCAGCTGCATCCACGCTGTAGAGCGCCACGCGGACGCCTTGCTCGTAGTAGATCGAGATCTGTCGCGTGGTGGTGGGATAAGAACCGCCATCTGGTGGATCATAAATATCGCCGACGATCTTTAAGAATGTGATGTCTGCGTATGATGAGTTATCAGCCGTTGGCGTACTAGATGGGTCAGGATATTTGCTAACGACATACTCTTCTTGAACCGTAGTAAGAGTGCCAGTGCTTGGGGGCAAACTCGGATCAAATTGGTTGTCAACGCTAACGGTTGTATAAACAAAAGTGACACTGCCACTAAATCCTATTCCGGCAAGCTCTGCAGGAGTGTAAGGAGGTGCATATCCTACAACTGCAATATCATCTTCAGTTACGCCAACGGCGCCGCATGGAGGGGAAGCAAAAGGTGTAGCTCGTATATTGAAAGCAAATTGCAAGCCCGGCGGATGCCCATAATAGGCATCCCAAGACGAGGTTATGTCCGATCCTGTAATGTTGTCAAATACTTTTAAGGTCGCAAGAATTACAGTATTTGTTGTGTCGCCAGTGCCTCTAGCTATATGCCTGAACCCGCTATAAGTTGTGGCGCCATAGTCGTCCCTTACAACATACTCGCCAGATATGCCAATGCCGTTTGTTATATAGGAATAGGTCTCATTTCCACAATACAACCCCGCGCCGAGAATTGGACACGTCCCTGGCGATGCTGCCAACGTGGCGGCGCTGTTGTAGATATTGCTGATTGTGATCGTCTGATCTTCTAAAAACGCCATGCAGCGCAAACCAACCCATGTGCGGTGCTTGACTGGGCTGCTGACGATTTCGCCCTGGCTCACAGGGAACAGGAAGCTGCCTTTAAAGAAATAGGACCCTGCCTTGACTAGCGCCGGCTGAATCCAGACACCGCCGCTATTGCTTACGCGCTTGCCGAATAGGATCGGCACCGTTTCGCCAGCAACAGCGATCCTCTGCTCTGCGCCAAGATCTGCATCTGGCGTCTTGCGATTATCAGGCGAACGGTCTTTATTGCTGATTGATTGATTAGGTGATGACTTTGGCGCGGGATAGCCGCAGGTATCTTGCGTCGTATTTACAACACCCTTGGCACGCTTAAGCCTGCGGCGAATCCGCTTTTTATCGGTCAGCCGATCCAGCCATTTGTTTGCCGGTGAAAGCCTGCTCATTGTTCACACTCCTTGCATTGGCTCAATACTGCAGCCAGGACTCTGGGTGGTAGCACTGACACACATTCATCAATGCAATGCACGCCTTCTAACTGCGTGCCATCAGCAGCAAGATAAACGCGGCGATTATCCTCAACGGCTAATGTGACGCCTTCATGGGTGCAGCCATCAACGCATCGCACTTTGAGTTTCACAGCCGCAATGATTCTGTTCATCGTCCCGTAAACCTCCCAATCAGATCAGATGCCACCTTGCGCGTTGGCACCTGTGGCTTTGTCTTGTCGATCATGGGACTGACCGTCCATGACACTGAGTCATCGTCAACCTGTGCGCCATCAATGCCGCCAATGTAACGGCTGATCAGCTGAGCACTACCAGGATCAACGGCATCCATGCCAGCATCCTGCAAGTAGAGCGATGCGATAACCAAGCGGTTGGTGCCAATCGCCGTATCCGTGAGATCAATCACGTCGCCAGTGGCTGCAATCTCAATTGATAGATCGCCAATGCTATTGGCTGCACGCAGAGCAAAGCCTGATGCGGTGAACGGTATGTAGACAAAATCACCCTGCACATCGCTATCGATCAGCGACATATCCTGCGGCACCTGATAGAAGTTCTGCCAGCGGCGTGTTGGCGTGCGCTTGCCGCCGCTGTAGACGCTGTTGCGGTCCGCGTAATACTCAAGGAAGCAAAGCAGATCGTACTCAGCCATCACGCCAGCCCCAAGGAACGCCGCACGCTGCTGTCGCCTGCAAGCAAGCTCAGCGTTTGATTGACGCCAGCCTGTACCGCTGCACTGAGATCGTCGGTGGTCACGTAGTTGGTGCCATCCATCTGCGTAACAGGGCCGGTTTGGATGCTTACGCTGGCACCGTTTGGCACCACCATGCCGCCCTCAGCGAACCGCGGGATTGCAGCCGGGCCACGCACACCAGCCATCCAATTGGCAGCAAACGCGCCAGCCTTGGATTGCGGCACGATGTATTCAGGCTCGCCGCCTTCGCCCACCATGGCCAAGGTCGGGCCACTTACCACGCCACCCTCAGCAAAGCGCGGGATCTGGGGCATCGGAAGCTGCGGGATCTGTGGCAGCTGCAGCCTGGCCAGCGCAGCATTCGCGCCGCTAATAATGCCATTGATTGCGTTGATCACACTGCCGATAGCTGTGCCGATGCCATTGAGGATCTGATTGACGATGCCGCGCACTAATTCAAACGCTGCTTTGAATGGCGCCGTAATTGCATCTTTAACGGTTTTGAACGCGTTGGCAATGCCTTCAACAAGCCCATTGATAGCCTTGGCAATAGGCTGCACAAACTTATCGTTTACAAAGTCTACAATTAACTGGAATCCTGTGATATATGGATCAACAAAGACTTTTTTAAATACCTGCGCCGCTTGCTGCAGCACTGCGCCGATGGCCTTAAAGGCTTGACCGATTTGATCACGGAAAACGTAGATCGCAACGCCAGCAGCAACAGCAAGCGCAACCCATCCCACAGGGCCACTGAATACACCGATCAGGATCTGGCCGAGCGTACCAAGGCCAGCCACGAGCGGGCCAATTGCACCAGCCCACCCAGCGATCAATGCAGGGATGCCAACCAAGGCAGCGCCGATGCCAGCCAGCAATGGGCCAAGAGTGGTCACAATCGTGAGCACTGATGCAATGGCGGGGCCAAACAACACAAGCGCAGCAGTCAACGCGCCAAGTCCAGCTACAAGGTTTTGAACCGGTTGAGGCAATCCTGCAAACCATTGCGCCCATCCGGCAATGGCCTGCGCCACCTGCGTCAGGTATGGCAGCAACGCGGTAACCGCTTCATTGAACGGGCCAGCAATAGATCGAGCGATGCCATTCAATGCATCGTTGAACTTATCAGCCGCTTGCGCCATTTCCGTATCGATTGTCGCTGAGTATTGGCTGAGCGCATCACGGCCGCCGTTCAGCATTGGGATCAGGTTCATGCCCGACTTGCCGAATAGCTCCATGGCCAGCGCAGTCTTCTGCGCACCGTCTGGCATCTTGGCGAACTTATCAGCAAGGTCGAGCATGATCGCGTCAACACCGCGAATCTTGCCCTGAGCATCCGTTGAGCTGATGCCAATCGCCTTCAATGCTTCATTGGTTTTCGATGCAGGATCAACAATCCCCTTTGATAGCCGCCCCATCGCCTTGGCAACTTCATCAATGCTGCTGCCTGAATCTTGTGCTGCTGCACCAAACTTGCTCAGGATCGGCACCGCAACGCCCGTGCGCTGGCTGAGATCGTTCAGGTTGTCGGCTGCATCAATGGCGCGCTTGCCCATTGCAGTCAGGCCGGCGATGCCAGCAGCAGGTACCAATGCACCAAGCGCTCCGCCGATACCGGCTGTTGCACCCTTCAACCGACCGAATGTGCCAGACAATCCGGTCGCTTCTTTATTTGCCTTGCCAAGCGCACGGTCAAGGTTCTCGATCTGGGCCAGACCGTCAACCTTTGCCCTGATCGTGAGGGCGGTTGTCATGTCCAGCGCCATGGCTACTTCTTGCGCTTGTTGATTGCTGCAACCACTGTAGCCTCAATGATCTGCAGGTCACCTAGAACATTGGCCGCATCAGCAACCTGCAGCAGATCAAACACCCAGCGCACGGCGCCATAGTCGAGGCCGATCATGGTGCCGGAATCAGTGCGCCATTGCGTCTGCACTTTGAGGAACACGAGCACGGCTGCCCATGCTTCAGGCTCCACCTCGAAGTTCACGGCCGCTTTGCTCGGTGGTGGTTCGATGCCGAAGATTGCCGCATCTTTTGCGGTCTCATCGATCTCCATGCCACCGAGCCAATGCTCAGCGGCCCCGATCAGTTTTTTCTCTTCTGCTCCACCAGCGACTCGAAGTAGGCGGCAACCAATGCGCCGGCCATCATCGGCACGTCCAGCAGCTGCGCCTTTACCGCATTGCTGAATGGCACTGGCTCACCATCGCCATCGATGATTCCATCCCAGCCGACGAGGATCTCATCAGCAATGCTCTGATCGCTGATACCCTCGCCAGTGTCCTCGCCCTTTTCGTTCGCCTTAACGCGCAACTGCACCTCGCGCTGAATCTCATTGATGCGGCTCTGGGGCAACCGTTTGAACTCAGCATCGAATGTCTGCCGCTCTCGCTTCCCACCATTGGCCGGAAGCTTAATGCTCACCGGCCAGGTGTAGGAGTCCGACTGCTTGAGGACAAATGCCACGCGGATCAGGTGAAGACTAGTTGCATCTCATCATTGCCCGAATCGGTCGGAGTGGCAATGTATGGCAGGGTCAGCATCTGGATGCCATCCTCATCGCTGTAGGACGGGTTGCCCAGATCGATCTGGCTGGCGGTAAATGTGATGATGTTGCCTGCAGTCTGGCCGTGCTGGAACGTGAGGTTTCCAGTGCTGTTGCCGGTAGCGTCGTTGAAGAAATTGTGAGCGCTGACTGAAACGGCCTCGATCATCACCTCGCCAGCAGGGGCGCGGTTGGTGATAATTACCTCTTTCGTGCAGCCCACCAGCTCGCGATACACCAGCTCATTGGCCAATTCCATCGTGAAGCTCTGAAGGCAACCGGCATAGCTGAACACTTGGAAGCTAGTGGTGTTGCCCTGCTTGAACACCACCGGATCAGCCTGAGCCGAATAGGTCGGTGTGCTGATAGCCGATGCGGTCGGTGCGTTGTAGATGCCTGTGAACTCAAACGCGATAGTGGGGATCTCGCCCACTGTGCAGTTCAGGGAGAATGTGCCTCGGCAGCCAGTCGCTTTGTGCAGCACGCCATCGTTGTTGAAGTAGATGGTGACTGAGCCGGGTGAGGTGCTGCTGTTTGGCACATAGGTCACGCTAGTGCTAGCGGCAACCGTCTCTGTAAACGAACATGCTTTCAGCAGTGGGCCATATGCCGGGGGCGTGCCAGCAGTGCCAGACCCTGCAAGCTCCACCTCAAAGTTGATCAGCACACGGGTTTGCGCCAGCAGCTGTTCAGATTGGCCCAGGTAAGGACGGATCAACTCACGGCTAACAGTGTCAGCCTCAAGCGGTGTCACTTCAATATTCCGAACCAGAATGGCGTTGGCGCCAGCGGTTGGAGTCGGATCGGTTCCGTATGTGGTTTCAGCTTTGGCCAGCAGCAGCTGGCGGCGGGAAAGCAGCGGCATGGCTTGGCCGGATGGAATCTTTCAACCCATCGTAGCCGGCTCAGCTAATAGTCAAATTGGTGACTGAGGTGCGATAACGCACAAGATATTCGCAGCCAATCACGCCAGCCGGTTGATCAGCTTCCACCATCTCGAAGCTCACCGATTGCGGTTGCACATCAATGGCATATCCGCCCAGGGTGAGATCGGCCATCATCTTGGCGTGCAGGCTCTCAATGATCGGATCAGCCGTCTGATCCGGCACGGTGCCGCGCACGATCACCGCAATCCGTACCGTCAGGCTCCAATCCAGCGTGGGAAGACTGGTGTTCTGCTGCGCTGTATCCGAGATCGGCTCAATCACAAGCGCCGGGCTTTCGCCGCGGCTCAGTGGTTCCACCCTGCTGCGATAGATCCGGGTGCTGACGCCGGTAGTTCCGGTGAGCGCCGTGCGGATCGCGGTCAGTACCTGTTCGCGCTTGGTAGTCATGGTTATGCCGAGGCAACCTGCACCACTGTGCAGATGATGCCGGGGATGCTGGGATGTGCCGGGCTACTTGATGCCGGATCGGCATTTATATAGGCTGCCACATTGCTGGTCATCCACATCAGCTCAATGTAGTCACCACCTACCAAGCCCAGCACAAAGTTTACGGTGCCGATAACGTTGCCTTCCACGCCTCCATGGCTGGAAATGACACTGAACTTGCTGTCGCTAGCAGGCACATCTCCGCTAGTGCCACTGTCGTTCTTGCGCAACCAGACGTTCACGTCATGGATCTGCGCGTCACTATTGCTGAACTGGATCGAGAACGTGAAGCTATAGATTCCCGGATGGTCAACCGTGATCCGGCTGTCTGAGACGATTCTTACGCCACGGCTTGTCAGATCAACCTGTCGTAAAAAAATCGGATAGGCAGTGTTGATCGCCGCCGCAACTTGTGATGTCGTATCCCAGAACGATCCCCAGTAGCCAGGGCAGCCGTGGTACGGCAACTTGCTCCATGGCGTCAGGCCATTGCCGATCTTCAGATTCTGCGTATCACTCTCAAGGCCAGGCTCTCCTGTCATCAGCACAGGATTCAGCGCTGCCCATTGGCTTCTGGTGTTGACCTTGAATGGACCGCTCATGTCTTCTGCAATCCGAGTTGTACAAACTTGCCGTCATCCATGAGCATGGTCTCTCTGACGGTGTAAGCAGCCCCATCCACAGTGATTGAATCGCCGCGAATGAGGCTGCCGAAGTTTGAGGTTCTGGCCGTCAGCGTGTAGTCAGTGCTGAGCACCATCCCATCGCTGATCACCTGGCTAGGCATGTCCAGGATTCCCTTCGCAGTAACAGCGCCAGCCGTGCAGCTGACGCCGAAATCTGCGAGGAACACATCCAGATCCTCAGTGAATGCCATGCTCAGCTGTACTTCTTAGAGCCGAGAGCCACCACGGAAACGGCGCCGGTGCCGGTGCCGCCGGTCACAGTGAAGAGCACGCGAACGTAACGACGGAGATCGTTGCTGTTCAGGTAGATCTTCTCTTGGAATGCGGTGTTAGCGGCAGCAGCGGTGAAGCCGCCACCAGTCACATCCACGAAATCGCCGGAAGTGGTGGTGTTGCTGTGCTGGATCTTGGCAGTCAGGGTGACGCCAGAGCCGGCAGCAGCTGCATCGATGATGAAGGCAATGTCGCCCTCATAATCCACGAGATCAACGTTGGCAGGGGTGCCAGCGCCGGTGGATGCCACAACAGCGTTGTTGTGCAGCTCGAGCAGATCGGTCTTAGATCCGAGGTTGTGGATGGTCATGATTTTGCCCTCCGTCGGGGGGTGGTTGGTTTAGGTGCAGGTTGAGCAATGGTCTCAACTGCGTCTACTACAGAGGCAACAGCCTCAACAGCTTTGCCGATACCGATCAGGAGTTTGGCGTCAGAGGGGGAAGCCTCTAGGACTTCCCCAGTTTTGACGACCCGGCCCGCCAGCATCGTTTGCCGTAAGACCTTGATCAACATGATCAGAGGGTGTTGTTGCCGCGGCTGAACGACTCAGGGTGACGGACGGCAATGTCCACATCCTGCATAGCCACCACGCGCACGGTGCCGGAGGTGCTGTTGGTGTAGGGATCCACCATCAGATCCAGGCCGGAGAAGTAGCCGATGATCAGGTCAGCGAAGTTGCCGAACCACAGATCACCGGAGGCAACTTGATTGGAGAGAACGCCTTGATAGCCGTTCACCTCGTTGCCTTCCATGACGAACAGACCGGAGCCTGCATCCTTGGCCTTGGTCTTAAGACCGCCGCGCATGGCAGCGTTCATCAGGTAGACGGGGTTGCCGAGCAGAGCGTTGGCGGTTGCAACGTCGCTCTCAAGTGCCACCACCTCAGCGAATGTAGGGGTGTCAGCGGCGAAGTCCTCAGTGCCGATACCGGTGGTCAACTTCAGGCCGAGGGGCTCACCATTGGAGCCGGTGCCATAGAGACCAGCCAGATCGATCTTGAGAGCCAGCACACGTGCCAGGTCGGTGCGCACCATGTTCTCCACATCAATGGAGGACTGGATCATCAGGCGGCGGCTGTAGTCAGTGAATGCAGCCACGGTCTTAGGAGTCAGGCTCACCTGATCCACAGTCTGCTGCGACTCGGTGGGAGCGCCGGATTCAGCAACCCAGTAAGCAGTGCCAGCACCGGACTGGCGGGGAATGGCCACGTTGCCGGTAAGGCCGGTCAGCACGGTGGCGCCTGCCTGATCCAGAGCGGAGGCATTGCGCAGTAGATCGATGAAGCTGCCAGCATCCAGCTCAGTAGCAACCAAGTTGCCGCCAGCGGTTGCAGCACCGACGTTCAGGTCACGGCGCAGCACATCCTGAGGGATGGTGATGCCACGGGACTGACGGCCGAGCTTCGCGGCAGCAGCTTCAGATGCCTCGATCTCGAACGCAGCAGCCTCGCGAGCGGCGCGGTCGGTCGGGTTGGCCAGATAGTTAATGGCACGCATGAAAGAAAAGCTGCGGCTCTCCTTCTCAGTCAGGCCGATTTCAGCGGCGCTCATGTTCACAGGCTCCTGTTTGATGTCGAGGTTGTCGAGCACAGCAGCGCGGGCCTCGTCGATAGAACGACCAGACTCGATCAGCTGGCGGCCGAGGTCGGCCATACCGTGCTTTTCGGTCAGTGCAGAAATGCCAGCGATGCGGGAGCGCTCAGCCTCAGCGGCTTCGGCCCGCACCACTGCCAGATCAGGGGTGGTGTTTTCCATTGCAGGAATGGGATCAGGTGTAGGTGCTGCCGAGGCAGCTTGCTCGGCCTCTAAGGATCTGCCGATCCCGACGCCGGGATCAGCCGGCACCGAGACAACAGACACTTCATAAGGAGACCATGCAGTAGCAACGAAATCGCCGCTACTGCGCTCCTCCATTTTGTCAATGGAGTAGCCGAAAGAGACGTTCCGTAAAACGCCATCTCTCACATCACTCAAGACTTCCTGAGCGAATGGGTTGCGGCTGAAGCGCACGCGTGCATAACCGCGGCGACGTTTGCCATCGATATATGCACGCTCCACAACGCCGATGACCTTGTCAGGATTGTGATTAAACAGCAGCGGCGCACCATCATTCAGACGACTGAGATCAGCAGCATCGCCTTCGTGGCTCAAGATCTCATTGCCGAAGTAACGGGCAACGGGATACTCAGAGCTGAATGGAAACTCGTAAGTGCGATCCTCAACCTCATCAAAGGTTGTGATCTCAGCGCGTTGATGGCGACCGATGCCGGGCATGTCGCGCTCCTCGCCCGTTGCTTCCTCAAACATGATCGGATCTATGTCGTGCTCGCTTAGCCAGGTGCGCGCTTCCTCTGGAGTGAACTGCTGTGCATCAAACCGCACTGCTTGGATCTCGCTTTCGCCTTCCTTGATGCCGTAGATGAAATCAATGCCATCGCCGCCGGCGTCATTCTCACGACGCAGTTCGTCGTACTGATCAGGATCAGTCAACCTCGCGGCATGTTCATTTGGATAGGGGCGCGCCTCTTCCATTTGTCTATCCTGCAATGCCTTGATTCTATCCGCCTTCTCATTCGCCCAACTCTGCCCGGCATCACCACCCCATGCGGCCCATGCGACGCGGCCAGCTGATGGATAGCCATCCTCGCCAGGGCTGAATCCCTCGCCTTGCTTGTCAACTTCATGGCGGGCGAACCATGCCGCCATCGTGATCACCGTGTCGGGACTCAGTTCATCGCCACTCAGGATCTGGCCGGCGCGGCGTGCCGCAACCTCAGTGCCGCCTGCCTTGCCATCAGCATTCCAATCGCGGTAGCGCTGCGCCTCTTCCCTCATGCCTTCTGTTGGCATCAGGTCAATCTCAATGCCGGCGATGTTTGCCATCAGTCTTCTGGCCCTTCGAGCGGATCCTCGAGAACTGATTGCTCTTCGTACTCCTCCTCTTTCATCGGCGCTTCCGTATCCTCAAATGCCGGCTGACCGCCCATCGTCACCGCAGGTTGTGAACCGCCGCCAGCATTTACCTCGCTGGGATCGGTGTCAAGCACAATATCCATCTCATCCAGCATCGCCAGCTCAGCTTGACGCGCCACCAGCACATCATCAAGATCGCCGCCCTGCTCGCTGATCACCTGGCCCAGCGTCTTAAAGCCACAGCGCACCGCGTCCTTATAGGCGTTGACTTCCTTCTGGGGATCCACCCATTCCCAGCTGCGCGGAATCCAGCGGCTGGCGCGGTAACGATCAGGGTTCGTCTCATACGCGGGCAGCTTGAGCTCACCGCTCAACACCGCCATCTCGAGCCAGTTCTCGTAAACGGTCTGATGGAAGTTCTCAATGAAGAACCGCTGCAGCACCTTGTACGTATCGCGCTCCTCCAGCAAGCTCAGCCGGCTGCTGCTGTAGTTGCTCTCTGAGAAGTTCTTGCTAATGCTCTCGAAGCTCACCCCAACGCCAGCCGCCACAGCGCGCAACATCGAACGGGTGAATGGTTCCAGCTGCCCATCAGGTGCATTCAGATCCGGCACCGTCACGCTTTCGCCCGGCGCCAGATACTTGAACACACCAGGCTGGAAGTCGCTCACGCGCTCGTTCTCATACACCTCATCACCAATCAGCTCACCCTCGGGCGATTGGATGAATCCCATCAGCGCGCTGCTGGCCCTGGCCCGCACCACCTCAGCCTCCTCATAGCCCTGCAGCATGTGCAGCCGCATCAGCGCCGAGGCGAACCATGTCACGCCACGCGTCTGCCCCGGCCGCTCCGGCAGGAAGAGATGAATCACCTCATCAGCAGGCACGCGCACACGGCGCCCATTGGTGCGTGGATTGCCCGCATACGTGTCACCCGGATGGTTGGCGTAGAAGTGGTACGCCTGCGGCCGCAGGTAGCCATCAACCTCGATGCCCATTCGCACCGTGTTACCGGCCGCGGCCTGCGGAATATCGTCGTCGATCAGGTAATCCGCCTCAAGCACCTGCAGCGCAAACGGCACGCGCGACCCGCCAAACGGTTTGCGGATCATCCGCACGAACACCTCGCCGCTCTCCGCCAAACTGCGGCATAGCAGGCGCTCCATATCGTGGAAGCCCAGCAGGCCGCTCACATCACAGCGGCTCTTGTGCATCCACCGCTCCCATGCCTCGTGGATCTGGCCGTTGATCGCCTCATCGAGACGGCCGCCACGCAGCATCCGCACCTGTGACTGGTGCTTGATGCCGTGCCCGATCACATTGTTCTGGATGCTCCGCAGCGCCTGCCGCGCATAGTCGTTGTCACGGCACAACTGACGCGCACGATTGCGCAGCGCCTTGAAGCTGCTCTTGATTTCGCTGTCGGCACTCGTGCCGCTTGTCACCCAGTCAGCCGTCAGCCTGCTGACACGCGCACCTTGATACGCCCGCGCACGTGGCCGCGTCGGCTCAAAACCCATCGCCTTGAATAGCCGCGTCCGCAATCCCATCAGAACCTCACGAATAGGTTGTGCGGATTGCCCAAGCCGTTAGCGATCAGGTCCGCCATCTGCTCGCGCTTCACCTCAGCCTTCAGCTTACTTTCGCGTTCCATCAGCTCACTCAGATCCAGCTTGGTGAAGCTGCGGCTGCCGATTGTGTATTGCTTCGCGCCAGCGCTAACAATCGCGCGGATTGCAGCCTGCACTGCATCCAAATCGATCTGCGCTTGCGACCGCCCATCAAAAGCACCAGGCGACCCGGCATATGACAGCGCTGCCTCAACAGTCAGCTGGCCAGCACCCAGCGTCACCTTCTCACTGCCGGCTGTAGCTATCGCCTGCCAATACCACTGCCCAGCATCGAACCCGGCGCTGGTGCTAGCAGCGATGGTGAACTCCCATCCAGTGCCATAGGCAGTGCCTACCACCGTGGCACCCTCGCTAGCAGTGTTTGTCCGCAGGTAGTAAGTCAACGTCCACGTGCCGCTGCTGACCGCATTGCCCAGATTGTCAACGCCAGCAATATCACGCCACTTGACCGTGTCGCCTGCCCTGATTGTCGCGGGAATGTTCACGGCTACCAGTTGCCAACAAAGCCAGGCCCAGCCGCTGCCGGCTGTTGCTTCCTTGATCTTAGCGGTGCTCTCTTGCCCTCCTCCAACTGAACTCTCAACTGTTCCCACATCGTCGCCTTATTCATCCTCCGCCCATAGATCAACATCGCCGCGTAGCCATACACCGCACAATCAAGCGCTTCATTTCGATCACCCGCTTTCTTCACCCACTCCCTGATCGGAAAGCCCCGGTGATATCGCAACGCTTGCCGCTCACTCGTGAGCTGCCGGTAATACTCATCATCGGCAGCGAGTCCGAAGTTCAGCCCGCCCTTTGTCTCGTTATGGCGGAGCCGACCGAACAACGTCGTCTTGATCGTGTCGGTGCCCAGCTGATACAGCGTCACGCCGCGCTTAATCACCCGGCCGCGCCAATTCACATCCACCTTGCTGCCCTTGCCTACCGCGGGACTGTTGCGCCTGCTGCTGCCCTTGATCGCCACCACGCCCTGGCTCACGCGGTCACGCACGTATCGGTACACCTCATGCGTGCAGTGGCCGCCAGAGTCCACCGCAACCTGCGCCAGCTTCAGGCTTCGCCCGCTCTCCGTCTCCCACTCAGTCGCGATCACCTGATCCAGCTGCTCCCATACCTCCGTCTGCGTCGGGTCGCCCATCAGCTCCTGATGCCACACCAGCCATCCGGTCTCGCCCTCACCCCAGCCCCACACACTCACCGCTAGGCGGTTGTCCTGCACGTCCACGCCAGCTGTCAGCAGCACCACGCCAGCCGGGCAGATGCCGGGCTTGTAATCCATCCGCCGCGCCATCAATCCATCGGCGCTCACCTTCGCCGCGTAGTCCTCCTCCCACGTCTCTGCCAGCCGTGTGTTGACGAACGACTTCAACGCAGGCGCATCGCCCTTGGCCCGCAGGAAGTCATCCACCAGCTGCTCCCAGCTGCACCAGCCCAGCGGGCTGTAGAGCCCCGATAAATGGAATCCAGCCGTGCGCCCATTGCTCGGTGCTGTCGCCCGCCACTCACCACCGCGCAGCATCGCCGGCTTGTGCATCTCAGCGAATCGCTCGCTGCAGTGCTCGCACTGATACCGAGCAGACTGCGGCCGCCCGTCATCCCATTTCAACTGGCTCCACTTCAACCACTCCATCGCGCCGCACGCAGGACACGGCACATAGAACCGCCGCTGATCGCTCCGCTGATACTCCGCCTCGATCCGGCTGAAATCCTTCACCGTCGGCGTGCTGGTGAGCAGGATCTTCCGCCGCGCGAACGTCGTCGTCCGCCGCTCCGCCAAGCTCACCGGATCGCCCTCACCATCCACATCAGCAGGGAAGCCATCCACCTCATCGCAGAACAAATACCGGCACGGTGCTGATCGCAAGCCGGTGGCACTGTTCGCCCCGGTCAGCAGCATGATCCCGCCGCTGAACTCCTTGCTAAACATCGTGTTGCCAGAGTCACGCGCCCTGGCCGGCGCGATCTTGGCCGCCAAACACGGCGTCTCCGTGATCATGCTTTCGAGCCGCTGCTTACTCAGCCGCTTCGCCATCTCCACTGTCGGCTGCACACACAGCATCGGCCCCGGCGCATGGTCAATCACATATCCCAGCCAGTTACTCCCCGCCTCCGTCTTGCCCGTCTGCGCCGCAAACATCATCACCACCCGTTGCACCGAGCTCTCGCTGCTCAGGCAATCCATCGGCTCACGCAGGTAAGGCGTCCGATCCGTTCGCCACGGCCCCGGCTCCGCACTTGCCTTGCTGCTCAGCTTCCGATATCGATCCGCCCACTCACTCACCGTCAGCGGCTGCTCAGGCCGCAGCCCCTCGAAGAATCCATCACGCCACGCATCAGCCATCACACAGCTCCACAAGCGCTGCACGGTGCTCCTGCGTCAGCACCTGATGGATCACCGTCGGATCCGTCTCGCCCGCTAGCTGGTGGCTCAATCGATCCGCCAAATTCGCCAGCGCCTCACGCACACTGCGGCCCATCTTGAACGCTTCCTTTTTCACATCATCAGCAGGCACCAGCTCGCCCCTCTGCTGCGTTACCTGCAGCTTCGCCAGCTCCGCCTGGTAGTGCTCACGCCGCGCACGGCTCTCATTCAGATCAGGGATCGCATCATCCGGCAGCCCCTCAACACGCCGCTTCAGCTCAGCCGCATCGCGGGGTGGTTCCACCTCAATCGGATCAGCGCGCCGCACTTTGCTGTTGTGCGTCGCCCTTGTGTTTTTGTCCCATAGCTCGATCGCAAGATCACGATCCAGCCAGCGCTTGCCATCCTTCTCCACCACAGCTGCAGCAATGCGCGCCTTGCTCGCTGCCGTTACGGTGCCCTTCGCGCATCCCTTGATTGCTGCAAACTCACTAAACGTGACTAGCAAGCGTTAAATCCCTCTAGTTCAGTTCAATACTATGGAACTATTGAACTCTCAAACTGGGATTGGGGTGAGATTACCAAGATCCGCTGCGCCGCAAGGGGTTTGAGAGGTTGAGGGGCTGACGCTAGCTGAAGCGAATGCGAACGAACGACC